GGGGGTATCAAGCAATCTATATTTCAAGCCGCAGGTACCTTGTCGCCCTTCCGGGCGCACCGGGGTTTTCTAACACGGTTTTCCTCGTGCCTCCACTAAAGCGTGGGGGTAGCTGTGACTGTAACCCAGTCACCAGGCTGGCATGCGTTGTTTTAATAGGCACCTGCCAGTGTGCCCTATCCTAGGGGATCTGTGAAGCCAACGTACCCCGATAACGGGGGGTTTACGGTTTAACCTTCCGACCAACGAATTACGGCTACACCAAGTTGCGGGTTTTGTGAGTGTGTAAAAGATTTTTAGGTCTCGTTATATTTATAGCCGCACTTCCCACGGCTCCATGGGTGGCGAGTCCATGAGTTTTATTGCAGCGGACCGCCTTTCCGCTGCTATTTCCACACAAATTTTTAATTTTTATTAACTTGGTTACCAGGACGAGAAAACTGCCCGACGCCCACACGTCGGGCCACTATTTAACCAGGATAAACGATAGGCGGAGTCGTGAACTCACTTAGGGGCCCGGTCAATCGCTTACCTTATTTACACATATGATCCAGGTAGCTGGAAGACTTGGAAGACGAAGTTCGAAATGGTGGCAGGTAACCCACCTCCACTAAGGGTCATCACAACCTGAAGGTTGGGGGTGGAGGTGTAGAACGCACCATAGATGGGTAACCGGGTACTAGTCGTGTTTGCCGGCACTGTGAAGAGCGTGTCCCCTGAGCTCGCGCTCACGATCTGAGCGGTAGCATTAGTCCAGGTAATGTTGGGTACAGTGACTGTTGCGGTGGAACCAACATACAACATTGCAAAACCAAAATAACCCTGAAGGCCCAGGGGAAACGTCACCGTGGAGGCCCCGAAAGAGAGTCCCATACTGTCGTACTTTAACACTTGGGATGTTCCAAAATAATTGGATAGACTAACACCAGTTGTAGCTTCATAATGGGCTCCAAGACCATATAAGTCAAGGCCTGCAGACAACTGTGGTTTCCTCAAAATAACATCATAAGAGGCCCACAACTCACCGACAACGGCTGTGGCTTGGGAACCGACCGTTCCGACAGTGAGTTTGGCTAAGTCATACATCTTGGTATCCTGCCCGCTAGGCACTGCTGCACCACGGACGTACTGCACAGCGAAGGGGTTCTCCTTGGGGGCACATTCTATGGGGAGTATAAAAGACTCCGACGGTTTCGCATCAACGGCCCACATTTCATTCAACAACTGTTGCTTGTCAGAAAATGCAACAGCATCGGACCTGTACTGTGCACAAAGCGCTACTGTACCTAGGGCTGTGTTGGTGCTATTAAGCGCAGTAGCGCTGGTGGACTTAAACTCAAACACAAGGCCCTCGAACGAATACTCTTGAAAATTCTGGGCAATTGCGGACAAAAAGGGAAAAGTTGTTGACAATCCCGGGTTAATCTGGTAGGTCGTCGTGGTGAACGTCGTTGATGACGAAACGTCCGCTATATACTCTCTATGCTGAAACCTAAAACCATCGGACATTCTGTGCATGACGGGGACTTGGTCCCCACACATGCCCGAGTACACGGTGTTCTTATCCATCGCATAGGCTCCTAAGCCGAAAATCTTGGAGAGAAAATTTCCGGCTATGGTGCCGAGCTGGCCCCCCACAGACCCCAAAGTTGGCTGGGGTGCGGGTGTTGAAAGGGCCTGCATGGTCTGTTTGCGAGCCTGCGAGTTCTTCTTCTTCTGCGTCTTCTTGCTTTTCTTAGCACTTGGGTTGGTGCTATTCTTGTTGTTCTTCTTTTTGGTCATTGTATGGGATACCTCCATGACCCGGAGGGACTGTACATCGGTGGGCAACCCCCTGACCGTGCAGTCTCTTGGCATTCTGTTAGCTCTTCCCCTGGAACCAGGAAGATTTGGCCAATTACGCCCACCAACCCCATGAGGATTTTAGTCAAACATCCGACAGAACGAATGACCCGGCACCCCAGCCTCTGGTCTAGGCTTGCCGTAGATGGGAGGATTCTTAGCGAACCAGTCCTCAACTTGTAACTGCTCACGCGGAGTCATGCCGAATGCCTTGTAAAAAGACAAACGGCAATCGTCCGTCACAGTCGCATCAGTCATGGACTGGTCCCACCCCCACCGTGTGAGACCTGATTCCTCAAGGGTAATCCGCTTCCGGCGTCGTTGTACTCGCCGAGAGCGGGAATGTGGAACTTCTGGTAGGCACTGGGTGAACGAATTGTAAAACGGGCCATACACGGGCACTCCTTTGGTAAGCGAACGACCAGCGTCCGCCACTGCCTCCATCCACTTCCGATAAACGGAAGGTCTGTCAATAGGTCGGATAGAGAGACAGTCTTTAACGAGTGCCCGCAATGGGTTACGAACCATAACATACCCATTTGCAGTTTCGACTGGACTCATCTGACAAAACGAGATCTTCTCCACCTCGTTAACAACCTGTTCAACTACCATGTTGAATCCCAGTTCCCGGAAGAAGGGACGAATCCTCTCCTGGATAACTGTTGCATATTTGCGCTCTGTGATGATAGAACAATCATCACCATTATTAACCAATCTGAACTTGTTTTGCGGAAGATCAACAGACCTCCTAAACGCGTCCATCATGGCGCACATCAACAAACAGTTTCCTCCTCCGGTGTCAGCATCACCCGACGTGCGAGTACCACTTACCTCATACTTCAACCCTCCGTTCGGAGCACGGCCCCGGCCAATATTACAGAGTTTCATGTTTTGCATCCTCTTATAATATTTCTTATCCTGGCCGGAAAACCATTGTGCTTGGACGGAGTGCTGCCACATGAGGGCTTCTCTACTCACATGTTGGTCGAATCTCGAGGCATCCACTCCTATGGCAACAGGGTCATCCATCTGTTGCCAGGCCCCGACTATACAATTCGCTACCTCCTTCACATTCTTACCCTTCATCACGGTGGGGGCGTCATACAGGGAGTCACAAGCAGACATGACTCGTTTCTCTATACATCTGTAAAACCTCCCATCTTCTAACAAAAACGGATATTGTCTAGGAGAAATCAACCGGGGAACGGGTTTCTTCCATTCATGAATCTCCTTCTCGTACTTGATGAACGCAGAAACATGTGCATCAGTCTTTTCGAGGTCTCGCGTCCTTAGGACTTCCAAGGCTTCTTGATAGACCCTCTTCTTCCCAGGATCCACTTCTTTGAGAAATTCTTCTCGCGTAAGTGGTTCCACGGGTTCAGAACATCTTACAAGCAATTGGTATTGGTGCCTAAGGGCGTGACCAAAATGTCCCTCGCGGGGTAGTGGTGGGGGGACGTGTTCACCACCCTCTTTAACAAAGAAAACTCGCTCTAACACTGCTGTTTCAAGGTTTTCAATGCTATTCCTGTGACAGTTAACGCGGTCAACAGGAGCGTTGGACAACTGAAGCATGTTTCTATCTTTCACTGGCGCGGCCCGACGAATCACCCTGACATGACGAGACGATAGGAATGTTGACCTATCGATGCCAGGGATCCTCGCCAGGCCCTCTCAAGTACGAGACCCACGTGACCGTGCTACACGGTTCACAGTGGGTACCTTCCAGGTCCGAAGGATTTTTCTCCACCCGCGCATGGGCCTTGTGGCCTCGTTGTCCCATTCCCTAACAGAACCAATAACAGTGGCCCGCGCCATCTCTAGTTCTGAACGGGTTTGATGATCCCAGGTGGCCAAAACCAACCTGAGAATTTTTGGACGTATGTGCGGCAGTAGTTGCATGTTCTCCATCATACTGCGGGTCGCAGCGGCCACAACACGGCCATCCAAACCTTGCGACGTTTCATCAAGTAGCCTCATTTTCAGCTGATCCCTGATAAACCGAGCAAAGCGGACCTCATGGCCTACTCTTATGTCTATGGATCTAACATGCTCATACTCCATCCAATTCATGCCCCTCTCCCTCACCCCAGGGATGAACGTTACCACACTGCCGTCATCCAGCTGGTCATTGACCACATCTGGAATATTCAGCAGTTCAATAAGTTCTCCCTCCAACTCCAACTCTGTCGCCGTAGGTTCTCGTGCATCGTACACGTATCGTTTGGAAATTGTACCAATCGTTATAATGCTCAACGCGCTTGTTATTCCTATAGTTTCAATTATCATGTTTGGTTTTTGGGAAGAGGGCTGCTCTTATAGGGTTTTAAGGGAAACCCATATCCCGGCAACTTCTCAATAACGGTGTTGTCTAACCGCACCGGCCGGTACATAAGTCGTCTACAGACGATTTGGGGCCTCCACTCTGCAAAGTGAATGCTCAGGAAAGCCGACGGCACTTAGCCGCCGACCAAGTTCCCTGGAACGGGATGGAGTCCGAAGACTATCCTTCCCCACGCAAAAAGGAGGCCCAACAGTATCGTTGCCGTGTCTAGACGGGATTCTGCCTTAGAGGCGTTCAGGC